CTCGCTTGTTGCGGCCGCGGTCTCAGAGGCGGCAGCGTTAGTCTCCGCGGTCTCCGCCGCAGTTTGAGCGGTTTCCGCGTTTGTTTCTGCCGTCTCGGCAGCGGTTTGAGCCGCCACCGCGGCGACCCTAGATGTTTCAGAGGCTGTAGCGCTGGTCGATGCGTTCGTGGCTTGCGTCGTGGCCGTGGTGGCGCTGGAGGCGGCTGAAGTCTCGCTGCTAGACGCCGCTGCTTCGCTTGCGGCCGCTGCCGTAGCGCTTGCGGATGCCTCGCCGGCCTTGGTCGTCGCCGTCGTGGCCTGTGTTGTCGCTGTAGTGGCGCTGGTCGCTGCGTTAGTCTCAGCCGTCTCGGCAGCGGTTTGCGCAGTCTCAGCGTTGGTCTCGGCTGTCTCGGCGTTTGTCTCGGCTGTCTCGGCAGCGGTCTGCGCCGCACTCGCTGACGACGCTGAAGCTGACGCTGCGGTAGCAGATCCGGCTGCTGCGGTAGCCTCTGACGCTGCGGTGGACGCTGACCCGGATGCCGCCGTGGCGGAGTTAGAGGCAGCGGTCTCAGAACTGGCAGCGTTTGTTTCGCTAGTCGCAGCGTTTGTTTCACTTGTAGCAGCCGCCGTTTCCGATGTAGCTGCATTTATTGCATAAGTTGCTGCGTTTAAAGCGGATGTTGTTGCGTTTACCTCGCGTATTTCTGCATTGTTTTCAGCCAACTCGGCCGCAGCTTGGGCCGTTTCAGCCGCAGTTTGAGCTGCCACTGCGGCGACTTTAGATGTTTCAGACGCTGTGGCGCTGGTTGCTGCATTCGTGGCCTGCGTTGAGGCAGATGTCGCAGATCCAGAAGCCGCGGTGGCTGACGTGGCAGCGGCGGTGGCGCTGGTGGACGCGTTGGTTTCCGCGGTTTCCGCGTTGGTCTCCGCGGTCTCTGCGGCGGTCTGAGCAGTCTCGGCCGCGGCCTTTGCTGTCTCTGCGGCAGTCTGTGCGGTTTCAGCGCCGGTTTTCGCGGTTTCGGCTGCGGTCTGAGCGCTTCCAGCAGTGGTTGCCGAAGATGCCGCAGACGTGGCACTAGAAGCCGACTGCGTGGCTGACGATGCGGACGCAGTTGCGGAAGCCGCAGCCTCTGCTGCTTTTGTGGACGCCGTGGACGCGGAGCCGGATGCAGATGTCGCGCTGGTGGCGGCTGCCGTGGCGGACGTTGCGGCGGCGTCTTTCGCTGCCTCGGCCTGCGCGGAATAGTTTTCTACATTGTCCGCCTCAGTGGGCGAGCTCATTCCGGCGTCTTGGGTCCAAGTGGTTTCTGACATTATCGAGGTATCCCCATTTTAAGTGGACCGGCAACTGTGGCGGATTTGCTTTCGGAGTTGAGAGCCTCAATCCCGGACTGGTACATTCCACCCCAAACTGCGACGCGGGCATCCTCACCAAGATATGGTGCAGACTGCATCAGCGCGCCGTAGAGCAATACGTCGGGCGCATACTCGAGCAGCCAGTTTGATGGCGCTGCGTCAGTGAGGGCCGGGATCTTGGCCATGTAATCCATTTTGATTTCATAAGTCTGATCGGGTGCCGGGTAGAACTCGATCTGGCTTGCCGAAATTCGCATATAGCGCGGCTTACCTGCGGTGGTGCTCGCAGCCCGCTTGGCCTCCATTTCACTGGCGCTGATCGACGAGATCAAGCCGCCAGCGGCGTGGCTTACATTGTCGATGCGGATCCAGTCAGTCGGCAGGTTTTCATACTGCTCGTCGATGTTAGTGGTGACGCGCTTTTCCTGTTTCCAGTGCCGCAGGTCACGCGCGATGCGGGCCTCAGCCATGGAGATGAATGTGCCCGAAACCGCGGCCAAGTCGGTGCGCCCAAATAGAAAGTCAGCGATGGCCGATTTCAGCTCCGCATAAGTTGTAATGCTCACAGTCTACCGCCTCTCGTCCTGAACGCCCGATTGTCTGGGTCGTTCATCCATTTCGCCAGTCGTTTGGGATCGTCTGCGATACCCTCGCGCTTCAATTGATAATACACTGAAAGCGGCAGAGTTGCCACCTTGTTTAACTTCTCACCCCACCGCTCCGAGGAGCTGTTATATTCCCGCTTATTCTGGTCCAGAATAGCGTCCATCTGTTGAACCGTCTCAACGACATATTCGCCCTTGTCGGTGACGTGCCAAAACTTCTTGATCCCGGTCAGCTTGTCTTCGCTAAAAAGTTTTTTCATTACCCACTCCACAGTAGTTGGGGCGACCGAAGCCGCCCCACCATTTTATGATACGTTGAGATCGAAAACGCCGCCGTGCGCCTTTTGCGCCGAAATTTTCGCGCCGAATTCGCAGATTAGCATTTTTTTCTCGGCGTCGCCGGTCTTGGCAAGATCAACTGCTTGGATCGGACGCAGGTAGCACACAGATGCGTACTCTGGGTCGAGCAAGAAGGCGTCGCGCTCACGCTGGAAGCGGTTTGGAACCACAGAAAGTGTACCAAAATCAGATAGATACACGTCAGCGGCGCCGATGATGGTTGTTGGACCGTCGGATGGCGCTTGGTAACGCTGTGCGGCGATACCGGCGAAGCCGGATACAACAGTTTTGTTGTAAGGGCCGACCATCAGAACAGATGGCTGACCACCTTCTGTAAACGCCTGCTGCATCACGTCCTTGACCATTGCTTCGGTCAAATCGCGCTGGGTGCCGTCGTTACGGGCGTCGGAACCGTCTACAGCAGTTGGGTCTGTACCGTCGCCAGCTTTGCTGGTGTTGGTTGCGATCCATGCGCCGAGGCCAGCAGTCACACGAGCAGTCGAAGAGTTGCCCGCATTTTTGGCTGAGTTTGCAGTCAAGATCAGCTCTACGTCGCGCTTCAGCTCAGAGCCGCGCTTGGCCATTTGATAGCTGATTTCATCGTTGCGACCGGCCAAATCTTGGCTGCCGAGGTTATCAGCGACGACCATTGTGCGGCGGGCGATTTGTGTGTAGTTGCCTACGCGCGCAGTGGAAGCTGTTGAATCAAAAGAAGAAACATCATCCCCGTCAATGACTGGTACGTTCTGCGCACTAGCCAATTCGTCTGTTTGCCACTCAAAATATGTGTTGGACACATTTTCGGAGCCGACATTAGACTGGAATGGGACGTCTTCTGGGCTTATGTTGCTGATGATATTGGATAATTCTTCGCGAATGCCCTTCGCGTCGAATGAGGTGAATGTATTACCTACGATTGCCATTGTATATTTCTCCTACAATAAGGCTTTGATGGCGGCTGCGGCATCGTTGACGCGGCCGGTTTGTCTTAGACGCTGTTGCGCTTCGCGCACTACATTTTTCGGTCTCGGTTGCGTACCGCGTGACCCTGCCCGCATCGTCTTGCTCCCCTTCGCTGGTTTAGGCTTGGCCTTTGCCTTATCAGCTCGGTTTGCGCCACGCGCTTGTAGCATTGCCAGTCTGGCCATTTTCACGACCACTGCGGAATTCATTCCGTCGATGTCAGCTTCCTTAAAGCCTGACTGCAATAGAAAATCACGAATTTCGCCGGCCTCCTGTGCCGCCACTTTCGCATCTCTCCATTCGGGGATCACATCCGGCAGGATCTGCCTCTGCTCTTCCACGAACCGCGATTGCATTTGGGCAACTCTTTGCTGCTCCAGTTGTTGCATCCGCTGTTGCTCGGCGTGAACTGCTTGCAGTTGCTGTTGCTTCTGCTCTAGCTGTTTGCGCCATTGACGTTCCGCCTTCGCGGCCAGAGCGGGGTCTGTGTCATACAGAGTATCCCAATCCGGCTCCTGTTCGACCGATTGCTGAATTTGCTGCGCCAACATGGGCAGCGCCTCAGCATATTGTGCACGCTCCTGCAATACTGCGGCCGTCACTTCCGAGAATGCTTTCTTCTCTTCGCTCAGTGCCTGAGTTTTGCGGGTGTAGTCCTGCTGCCTTAGATAGCCACTTTTGAGCTCTTCGACCGTTTTCTCTTCGCCATTCACTTCGACTGCTGCCGCCATGATGTCGAAATCTTGAGAAGTGTCGTCGTCCTCATAGGTTTCGTCTTCGTCATCAAGATCGTTCGCCTCCGCCTCGTGGCTTTCGCCCTCCGCATCATCGAACATTTCGGCCTCGTCCACCTGATCGGCTTCCTCGACCTGCGCATCAACCTCAGTGGCGTTATCCTCTTGAGAGGGTGCCATCATCGCGCTGATTGCATTTTGTGCCGCTGACAACCCAGTCCCTTGCGGGGTGTTGTTTTCTGCCATGACTTATTCTCCTAATATACGCCTATTTTCGCTTTTCCTCAATAGCCGCATTATCCACCATTGCGCGCAGCGACCGACGCACCGCGTCGACGCCTTGCAATTTCATGTAAACGGCCTCACGGCCGTCGCTATCGCTGGTCGCGGTCGACTTGAAGTCGCCCCAGCACTCTTGCTCGATCTCGTCAAGAAACCGAGCCAGATCTGTGTCACGCAGAAGGCGGTCGGCCTGCCGACCGTCATCCACGATTTGTTGCTTACTCTTCACGCGCTCCCTCCTTTATGACGTCAACTTGTCCGCGCATGATCTCGCGATTAATCGCCAGCTCGGAGCGGATCTTTTCGACGTTCAACTGCGTGCCGTATTTGGCCTGCATCTCTTCCGCCTTCACGAACAGCTCGGCCTCGAGCTCGTCGCGCTTGCGGTCGTCCTCCATTATCATGTTCTCACGCTTGAGCTGCAACTCGGCTGCCTTCTTCTGCATGTCCGCTTGGATCTGCTGAATTTGCACTTGGATCAGTTGCTCGTTGATGTCGGGCTTGTTGTCTGGTGGCGGCGGCTTGAAGTCGGCCGGATCGTTCCAGAATTGTGAGGTGTCTTTGAAGCCAGCCAGCTCGGTCATCGCCTTGAGCGTGTT